TGTTGACTTGTGATACAGCATCAAGTCAGCAACGGGTTGACCAAACTCGTCAGCAATCTTGGGAAGATTGGTGCTGTAAATAGTGTCAAGGTCGGCTTTGGAAAGCAAACCCTGCATAGGACGCTCTTGAGCAAGACCTGTACGCTGTGTGCCACCTAGCCCAAACTTTTTAGCCAGACCTTCGCCACCTGCAAGAAGAGGGTATCGTAATTGTTCTAAGCCATCTTCGGCGGGTTCAAGAATTGTCCGAAGATTATACTTTGTCATTACAGGGTCAAGAGCCGTCTCAAGAGCCTGAAGGTTGCTAAAGCGGTTTGACTTGTCAGGGCTAAGTTCTCGATTGAACAATCCCAAGTTTGCTGTGTCCTTGAGATCTGAATAGGGCATGTTTATATCCAAGCCCATATTCTTAAAGCCGGATCGAAGTGCCTTAATTCGGCTACGTGCGCTTTCTGTTGGGTTGCCGTACATTAAAGCATACGAGATTGCTTCTTCTACGGTGAGAGTACCCGCTTGTGCCTTTTTACCAAATTCTATTGCATCGATAGCCATTAGTAACCAAACGTTTCATCTTGGACTTGGTGCACGTGGTTTTTGATTGCACCAAGTTGTTTGTGGATAGATGCGTACCCAGTGGTACGTGTCATTAACATGTAGCGAAGAGCATCATATGCGTGATCTTCAGACTTTGTATCAACATCTTCGCTGTTGCTTTTAGATAGCGGAATACCTGCCATTTGTTTAATAATATTTTGGCATTTAGAAAAAATTCGTAAACGAGGCTCGTTTGTATACGGATCGTTTGCAAGGCGACGGTGTATTTCCATCTTACCTTGTAGTCTGTTACGATCAGAGGGTGTCCATCGTACACCTGACCTCATCATTGTTTCTGCAATTGACGGACCAAACCCTGTCTTGTTCCAACACGAGGAATCAAGTACAGTGTAGTGGGGTAAAGGGTCGAGCTGCTCCACTTCCATTATTTTATCAGCAAGTTGTTCCGCTGTCAAGTGCTTTACGTACAGCTCACGATATATCCAAATATTGTTGTCCCAATCAATAGCACCCCATAGCACACAGGAGGGACTGGCATATCCGTAGTCTGCTGCTCGTATGCGAGGCCAGTTTGTTGGAAGCTCAAATGGTTCAACAACATGCTTACTGCGTGAAAATTCTGGGAAGGCTGCTCCCTCTGCCACATCCCAATCCCCGTCAAGAAGCCTCTTTCGTTCAACTTCTGGGAGCGACCTTAACATGGCCTCGTATTGACCGTCTGCCATAAGGAAGGGATTGTCGGTTAACCGTGCGGGAACAAATTTGCGAAAGAACAACGGTTGACCTGCTTTTTCGTGACCATTAGGCCACACAAAAGGTTTTTCAGTATCTATATCGAATGCGGGGAACTTTTTGTTGGGTTCGATATCGTCAATGTAGGTCTTTTTTACCCACCACCCTCCGACACCGCCGGGGTTGGCTGTGCAACGCATGTACAGGTGTTTCTGTAGCTCTGGGTCTGTTGCACGAAGTCTTGATCGCAAATAATCCCACACGTAGGGCGTGGGGTATTGGGTTATTTCGTCGATACCAATCCAGTTGAAGGCTTGACCTTGAAAACGGGTAACGTCTTTGTCTTTGTCAAGGTAGGTAAACCAAATTGTTGCGCCTGATGGGAAGTGCCACGTAGATTTTGATTCACGAAACTTTGCACCGGGAAAAGCTTTCGGGTATAACTGCCTAGATTTGTCAATTAGTTCGGTAAGCTCATCCAAAGTACGCCTAAGAAGAAGCCCACGATGATTGGGGTTGTGACAATAACGTAGGGGATCAGCAAGTAAAGCAAACGATTTACCGCCCCCTGCGGCTCCTCCGTATAAAACGTCTCGTTCGCTTGCACTAAGGAAATCTTCTTGGGGACCGGGGTTGGGTTTGAATACGACATCACTTTCGCCAACGAGATCTTGGACAACAGGCGGAAGAACATCGAGGTCTTGTTGGTCGATGACGCGAGTTTTTGTTCCGTTGAGGGCATTTTCTACTCGTTTGGCTGATTGTTCGATTTTTCTAGCGTAGTGTCTTTTGTCTTCTGCTAATTTAGTTGTTTTAACAGCTCGTTTCTTTGCAAGACGTACCCGTTTTTGAGTTTCACGCCTTGCTCTCTCCGCACGAGATATGTTGTACGAGGCTTTGGGGGCGTTGGGATCTTTTTTTGGTCTGCCGCGACGCTTTGGCTGGGTATCGTCAGCCATCAATAATTACTCCGCTGTCAGTGTCGTTGCTATCTTTGGGTGGCAACAGGACAACACCGTGTACTGCTTGAACGTTGTGATTGATTGTTTCTTGCTTTGCGAGGCCAACCCTGTTTAAAAGCGATTCTGCGGCTCTGAAGCGCAGTTCGTCTCCTCTTTCGGGTAGAGGGTTATCAATTGTGTTAACAAGGCGTGTAGCGGCTCTGAGAGCGTTTGTAGCAAGAAGGGACTTTGTGCGTTCAACAATCTCATCAGACAGCGTGTCTTTAAGCCACGCGACTGATCCTCGCGAGTATCCGGCATCTAGAGCAGCAGCAGTTACATTTCCCCCGTTTTCAAATAGAATTGAAAGAAATTGTTGCTGTTGATCTGTTAGTTGGCGGGTCTTTTTTTGCTGGGGTAACAGATTCATGGTTATATCAGGGGCTGTTTTTCACATTTGTAGCTCTGTACTTGCCACAAAGGGGTTGTTACACTAACAATAATACCTATTTCATTGGCACGTTGTACACACTCTTCGACTGTCGAGTACAAATTAACTGTGTCTTCTCCAACAATACAGTTGTCAGGTGTAACAAGCGAACAAACCAGCACGTATACTTTCAACATTGGTTGCTCCGAGTGGTAAAGTTGCAGATTTTAGCCGTGTCAACCCTTTTTTGTTAAGTTATATGTGGGAATGTGCGGTTGTGTGCTAATAAGTTTTGCAACTTTGTATCCTTATTGTATGTTTTTAGACAGGTTTTGTCAACCCCTGTTCGGTATCAACGGTATTTTTTGTAAAAAAATAATTTTTAGGTGGGGTGTTTTGCTATTTTGTTGTTGACAAACGGGTACTCCGCCTATACAATAGAGCATACCCTGCCGGGATATATACCCTATTTCCCCTTTTCCCTACATAACCTGTTGCAAACAAGGATACCCCCCGATTACCCGTCGGGGGTATTTTTATGTGCCGTTGCTACATAACCCGTTGCAAACATTGTTGCACAACTAACCCAAAATTCAACAATTGATGTCGGTATTGCATACAAGTACCCAGTACCCCCCGGTGGCCTTAGCCACCCCGTATAGGGGAAATCTTTTCGGTGATGCCAAGGCTGACATCACCCAGCCCCCCTGCATGTTTGCATTGTTTGCAACGCCGCTATATTGCCCCGCATTGTCCCATTGTTTTAATTCCGCCTGACAAAAACCTAGTATTAACTGTGCAAGTATCCCCCCAATGGTGCTGTTAGTGTTTCATTAATGTTAGCAATATACGAATATCCCCCCGTCATATTATCCCGCAATAACAACACCCAAGCCCATATTCATAACCACATATAAAAAAACCCCCCAGAGTCTAAACAATGGGGGGCAAGTGGGAGGAGTTAGAGGGAGTTGGATTATTTAACTTTGATAATCTCGTCTGCAAGGGTTGTGACTTTGTTGTTATCAACCCAAGTATCAATTCCAGACTGCCTTGCAATAGTCTCAAGGGTTTCAATCTGCAAGCGCAATCCATAGATTAGACGCCCGATAGCTTCAATTTCGCTCTTGGGAATTACAACAATGTTACGGGCATCATCCATATCAGTGGCTGTAACTTTACGATTAATCATCTTTCTTTACCTTTCGTTAGATTGTGGGAGCGACACCGCGCCGCCCCCGTTGGATAATTATTAGCCGATTATCCGGCACGGCGCAAGTGGTATTTAGCCTTACGGGATTTAGCGTAGCTGGTTTGGATATTAAAACCATAGCAACGCAACCGCCAAATATTATGTTGAACTGCTTTAATATTCATTCCGGTTTTCTTAGCGATATGGTTCGCGGATACCGGATAAGCTTTAGATTGTAGTACCTGCAAGGTCGGATTAGTTGAAGAATCAACCCGCCGTTTAGCACCCGCTGGCTTCTTTTCAAGCTTGGTTGGCTTGGTTGGCTTGACTGGCTTATCCAATTCCTGCCACAACATATTTATCATTTTCCGGTTGGATTCCAAATCCTGATAAAGAGCGGTAAGGATTGTCTTAATCTTAAAATTGTTCATGTAGTTTTCCATAGCGTTATACCTTTCATGTGTTGCTAGAAAATTGCTGTTAGTATGGCAATCAATACGATTATCCAAACGATTTTAAAAGCGGAATTAATTAATTCGTGCATTATGCCGCCATGCTTTCTTGCCAATAAGCCGACTCAATTACCTGCCGGACAGCTTCGCCGCGAACACGCCGCACGTTGGCATGATTAGCCTTATCATTACCTGCTCTTATCGTTTTGCCTTCATCAGTGGTTATCTGGTGGTTGGTATGGGTTGACCAATGGGTAAGGGCATTGTACGCCGTCCATGCTGTATTCCCCAGTTCCGCCGCATCGTCCTGATAAAGTTGAAGCAGATAATTAAGCTTGGTTTCATTAACAGGATTAACTAGACCGGATTCAGTCGCGAGGGTTTCTTTCCGGCACAAAGTCTTGGACAGGATAAACGCAAACATATCGCGAGTCATTTCGGTATTCTGCCACACCCGCATCTGGTCTACTTGCCCAGACCATCCGGCAAGCCCCAGAGCTGCTTTAGTCATCATCCCATCAACCGATAAATTAGCCGTATGTTTCGCTTTTTGCTGGTACGCCTTAGAACCACCAAAGACTAGAGTATTCCGGCAAAGGTCACGATAAGCCCCGCTGAATACTTGGAAAGCCCAAGACATATCAACCGAGTTGAAAACATCAATCCGAGACCGGACAACGTCCCTGCCGTCATTAATCCCTGCCGCGAGGTCGTGAAAATAAATGGTACGGTGGGCGCGAGTTCCGGCATCATATAGCCTATCGACTACTTCAACATTACCATCAGTAGGCAGATCCGAATCGAACAAAACCTGCGCTTGCTGTTCGAAAAGCTTATCGTGGCTGACCAAATTATAGCCTTCGGTTACAGGTCGAACGGGCATCACTTCATTAAGAGCGGAATTAAACAGGGCATAATATCCGCCAACTGGTCGTGGCTCAGTCACGGTTAAGGATTCGGAAGTCTGAACCGGAACGATTGCATCAATGGGCAATTTCCGGATTTTGGTAAACTTAGAGTATAGGCTGAAGTCCCCTATATCGTGATGGGTTGCCCAGATATTAGCACCTTTGGACATAGCCTTAGACGCCGCATTATCACTTGTAGTAATATCTAACATTTTATAATAGCCTTTCGTAAGCTGTTAAACGGTCGCACCATTGCGCCGCCTTCATTCTATAACACAAAAAAACACCTAA